GCGCCTGCGACTTCGCCTTTACCGGGGCCTTCACCCCGATCGGGATCGGCGTCACCGGGGACTTGATCGTCGGCGACGGAATCTCCAACGGCTTCCGCAGCTCATCCGGGATCGGCGTGCTGGGGACCTTCAGAGTCGGCGTGGGCAGCGTCAGCGTCTTCTTCGCCGGGGCCTGCTCAAACCCGTGAATGAAATCCGACACCAGCCCGTTGACCGTCGCAAAATCCTTCTTGATCTCCCCAACCGGGACCATGCTCTCCAGCGCACCGGACACCTTGAAAAGCGCCGGAAGCGCCGTCTTGTTCAGGTACATCACGAACGACGTCAACGGCGGCAAGAGCTTCTGCCCGACCTGAATCGAGAACACCTGCAAGTTGCTCTCGATCAGCTTCAACTGCGCCTGGGCAGTCTTCCGCTGAGCCTCCACCGCCGGCCCGAACTTGCCCGTGCTGTCATTGACCTGCTGCTGCTTCTGCTTCAGCACGTCCAAGTTGTTGACCAGCGTCAAGATGCCGCTGGAAGACCGGCCGCCTCCGAACGCCCGGGACAGCAGCTGCGACTCCTGCGCAGCCGACAGACCCGACTTGTCCAAGTGGTCCTTCAACAGGGAGACCGCACCGATGATGCCGTCCGGGCCCCGCATGGCCTTCGCCAGATCAAGCCCCGTCAGGCCGATCTTCTTCAGCTGCTTCTCCGCCGCCAACGACGGAGCACCCAGCAGGGAGAACGACATCCGCAGACGCGTCGCCGCATCCGTAGCCGGGATACCCTCATCCGTCATCAGCGCCAAAGCGCCACCGACCTGCTTCAGCGACAGGCCGAACGACTTCGCGCTGGGCAGGATGCCTGTACCGATGGCCTCAGTGAACTGCTCCATCGTCATGTTGCCCGCGCCGATGATCGCATTCACCGTCGCCGCAGCATCCGAGAACGTGTTGGCGCCCTTGATGCCCGACCGCCACGCACCCGCCAGCGCGTTAGTCGTAGCCTCCAGGTCCGAGCCGCCCACGGCCGCGAGGTCTGAGGCCGTCTTGAGGGACTTCATGGCGTCGGCGTTGTCCATACCGACGGACTTCAGGTGGTACAGGGCCTCAGCGAGGGCTTTGGGGCCCTGCTGCGTGACCTTCCCGAGCTCCAGCACCTGCCCCGACAGGGTCTGCACGTCCTTCGCGGTCGCGCCGGCCTGCGTCTGGACGCGCTTCATCGTCGCCTCGAAGTCGACGGCGTCCTTCGCGGACTTCGCCAACCCCGCGGCGAGACCCCCGGCCAGCACCGCACCCGCATACGCGGTGGTCTTCGCGAGCTTCCCCAGGCCGCCTTCAAGACGGCCCGCAGAGTCACCGACCGTGCGGAACACCCGGGACGCGGAGTCGCGGGCGATCAGGTCGTAGCGGACACCAGTCGTGCGGATAGCCATCGCCGCGGCCCCTCCCATGCGTTGGGGTGCCGCGACTGCGGCTCAGCTATCGAGGTTGCGTTTCCTCGGCGGCGGCCCGCTCCTCGGCCTCGATGCGGTACAGCGCGAACCACTGCTCCAGCTCGCGAGAGCTGATCTGGGCAAGCATCTGCGCGCGGGTCATGCCGAGGTCACGGGCTAGTTGGAGGGTGAGTCGGAGCCACCCTCCGGCTCGGAGTTTCCCTCCGTCTCCTCCTGTGCCTCAGCCGAAGTGCCGTTGGCCTCGTTGGCGGCCTCCCACAGCCGAGTCAGGGCCGACGAGGACTTCTTGCCGAGCGCTGCTGCGTCCTGGTCGGCGAAGATCCTGGTGCCGTTCTCGTTGACGATGCACCGCACCAGGAACCGGGCCCGGACGTTGGTCAGGTTCTGCTCGCCGTCGGAGCGCCGGTTCGACGCCTCGAACTGGTCGCGCTCGGCACCCGACATGCCCTTGATGAAGACGGTCCCGCCCCACTCAGGGACGTCGATCTCCTGGGTCTTGATGTCGGCCGCGGCGAGGATGCCGTCACGGGAAAGCGCCATTGGGTTGTGCTCCTGTTCAGATGAGGGGTTCGAAGTCGAGCAAGTCTTTGCCGCGCTCCTGGTACCAGGCGCTGACGGCCGCGATGACGACGCCGCGCAGTTCCTGAACCACGTCGTCGGCATACATCTGCTCGCCGTCTTTCAGCGGAAGGTGCTCGGGCTTGTTGACGACCATGCTGATCTCAACGTGCCGTCGTTCTCGACTCACGTGATGTCCTTGGAGATTTGGTCGATGACCCGGCCCACGGCCTGCCTGGTGCGGGGTCCTGCGACCGTCAGGTTGTTGTAGAAGTACGGCTGCGACGGCTGCTGCACCCACACGTTGGCCTTGCCGGGCTTCGCGTACACCGGGTGCCGCCAGCGGGGCTTGCTGCCCTCCACGTAGGCCGGAACGGACTTCGCTTTCGGCGGCATCTTCCGGCCGTCGACGCGCAGGATCACACTGGCCTGCCTACCGGCCGTCTTCACCTGCAACGTCGTCGCCTTCGACATCTGCCCGCGCAGACCCGCCGTGCTGTACGGGCGGGACGACGGGATACGCCGAATGCTGGCGCGGATGGCAGGCACCAGAGGCTTCGCCGCAGTCCGCAGCTCCTTCCGGAACCGCTTCAAAACCTCTTTGTCGTCCATCTGCCGCAGCTCACGCGTGATCCGCGCCAGCTCCCGCCCGGACCGCAACTGCAGACTGCCGCCCGTAGCCACGGCTCAGGCCGGGATGTCGACGTTCTCGGCCGGCTCACGGGTGATCGCGAAGTTCACCATGAGCTGCGCCACGCTGCTGACGTCGGTCTGCTTCGGCACGGACGTGACCTTCACCGGGAACACGTCGGCGAGCTGACCCGCGACGTCACCCTCCCACGCCCACACGATGAACCCGGCCGACCCGCGAGCCAGCAGAGTCCGCACGTCGGTGCTGGTGGAGTCCGCGTAGAACGTCAGCGACGAGTCGCCGGCCGTCGTCGTCGACGACACCTTCCCGATGAACACCGACCCCAGCGCGGGCGCGTCCTCGGTGTTACCGGTGACCTCCCAGCCCGACACGGCGCTGATCTCGTCCGACAGGTCCGTGCCCGCGTTGATCTCGCTCCGGGTCGGCGACGCCAGCGTGGCGATCGTCGGAACCCAAATGCACTTCGACACGCCCTGCCGGTAGTACCGGTCCGACGCGGTGATCGGCGTAGCGCTCACTTCTCGTCACTCTCCTTGGGTGCTCGCCGACGCGCAGGCTTCTCCGGCGCGGGCTCTGTCACTTCCTCGACCGGTACGGCCGAGACTTCCTCACCGGGGCCGTCAGCCGTCGCCGGCTTCTTCCGGGCCGGCTTCGCGGGGGCGTCCGTCAGCTCCCAGCCCGAAGACTGGTAGTGCGGCACCGCCTTCTCGTCGACGTGAATCGGCTGGTCGGGCAGCGTCTCGTGCTTCATCCACACGGTGGCCATCACACGTCCACCCTCACCACGCCGACCGTCACGGAGGTGACCGCGTCGTAGGTGATCGCGGCTCGGCCCGAGCTCGGGTCCCGATACCGGGCCGTAACCGGGATCAGCTCCGTCTTGCCGGCGGCGACGGTGACCGTGCGGTCAGGGACCTTCCGGTCACCATCGATCTCCAGAGGGATCGCCAGCGTCACCGTGTGGGATCCGGCGTCGGCGTTCTTCACCACCAGCAGCACACCCGCACCCGTCGGAGCCGTGTCACCTCCAGCCGTGGCCGCGACCAGCTGCGCGTCCAGTTGCAGGCCCGTCAAGGGCACAGAGTTCGTAGCCAAAGCGGCCATCAGGTCATCACTTCCTCATCGCGAAACCGTTACAACCCGCACACGACAACCGGGCGGGTGGGATAGTGCGGGCCTCACAGCCACACAAGGGGGGACAGATGCGCAAAACACTCGCCGCAGGCATCGCCATCACGGCCACCGCGCTCATCGCCGCATGCGGAGGCGGCAGCAGCAGCGACAGCAAGCACTACAACAGCGCCCAAGCCATCGCCGACAAACTCCAAGCCACCGGCTTCACCGTGTCGATGCTCCACAAGCACACCGGAGGCACCACGCTCATCGACTCCGCCTACGACTTCACCGTCACCGCCAAACCCGGGCCGGCACCCGGCGACTCCGGCATCAACCTCTTCCGCAACCACGAGAGCCTGCAGACCTGGGAGAGCCTGTCGAAGAGCTTCGGCGGCATCGCGGTCGTCGGTGACATTTGGGCCGTCAGCCTCGCCAGCGACAGCCCAGCCCAGGTCACCAGCAGCAAAACGCTGGCCCCGCAAATCGCGAAAGCCCTCGGCGGGACAGTCGTGCAGTGATCAACGAGTGGTGAAAGCCTCGACGTTCACCTCGAACACGAGGTTGATCTGCATGCCCCGGTCCACCTGCTCCGGCACCAGCGAATGCCCACCGACGT